TTTAGTTGGCGGTACAGTCCCGCTTCCGTCGGCATCTTCGGTTGGGGTAATGTCAATAACGTTTGCGCCATAGCCTTCTTTCAAATCGCTTAAAGCTTTCAGAACTTCTTCCTTACTCATACTGTCAATACTGCCGTGGCGGATTTCAGACTTACTAACGTAAATATCTCCCTGCGCTTGGCCCCTTCGATACTCTGCTTGAACAGCGGCAGAGTAAGCTCCGTTTTCCAAAGCCACGTCCCTAATCTGTTGAAGCGCTCGGATATGCCTACCGTAGTTTACATCGAACTTAGCATCCAGTTCGGCGCGGTACGCTTTAATGGCGGCAACAACGTGCGGGCATTTGTGTGGGTTGGTTAGTTCATAAGCACGGGTATGGGCAGAACTTTCTGGATAGCCCGCTTTTATCGCGGCTTCCTTAAAAGTTATTAAACCGTCGTTGCTCACAAGCTCTTTAACAAAAAGCTCTTGTTTGCGTGTAAGCTTACTATCTACAGAAATACGTTTACGACCGCGAGGATCAGGACGCGGGCTATCTGGGTCAACAAGCTTATTATGTTTTGGAACGGCTCGCTCTTTAATCAGGAGCGGAGAGGGTATTATCCCAAACTTTGTTTTCTTTACGGGCCGACCTCTTTTGACTTTGGTCATGGTTGTTTCTCACAGTTTAACTATTGTTAAAACTCTTATACAACCGATCCTCTTATATACGCCAGAAAAAACTTTTAATAAAAAAATTCCCCCACCCCCCCATTAGGCACTTTGGTCTTTAAGAACTATCTTTTTGGTTACATTTTACTACTTACTCGGTGTAACCACTTATGTAACCAATAATATCCTTTATATATATACACTTAAAGGTCAAGTTACATAAGTTACACTGGTTACGGCTTGAAAATACTTTTTTTATTTTTTTTATTTTTCAGCCCTATATACAGTAACGGCGTTATTCAAGCTCCGCGGGCCGCGATTTTTGGCCTCTAATTTGCGGTCTAAGGCTTGTTTTTATGGCTTTTGGTTGTTTATACGAGTAGAATATGTGGTTACCAATTCTCACCAGCCTATGCAATTTTTTACGCCAAACGGGTTTAACTTGCACAGAATGGAAGTGATCTGCCTCCATTATCGGCAAAATTTCCGGATTTTTCTCAATTTTTTTCGCCAAAACGTAAGCTTTTTGCCAAGATTTTTCATCTTTTGGCATTGGCACTCTTCCTTTTTTAACGAATGAGAATTGTTTTGGTTGCATTATTACTTCACAAATAGTGTTGGGCCATCGGTTAGATTCGACTCTATTATAGATTGTTTTGGAGACTGCGAGTTTAGCGATATAGCTTTCTCCCCTTGCTTCGTGATAGATGGCGAGTGCTAGGCATAGGGTAGTAAGCATGGTTATTCCTTTAGTTACAAAAAGAGCCCGCGATCCGTAGACCGCGAGCTTTGGTTATTGTTTGTTTAAAATTGGCTAAGTTCTCGGTCACGTCTTGCTCTTATTTTTTTTACAATAAGTTTAGTTTTTTGACGTTGTTTTTCTTGTTTAAACTTTTCGTCGAGGTCAGCTTGCTGTCGATCATCTGGCCCCATTTCAAGATATTCCCGTTCTTTTTTTATGGTTCCAAGTTTTTCTCTAACATCTCCCCAAAATGAACAGAACAATTCGTCTTTCCAACCTTCGGGTCCAACTTGATCTACATGGTATTCGATCCAACAGTTCCACCCTCCGGCATCTTTTCCGATTGTTAATTTGATATTAAGCTCTTTAGCTAATTTCATGGCATGGTAGCGATCATTTGAATTACGCCGCGCATCTTCTTTTTTGCGTTTTGCAATTCGAGGATCAACAAGCAAATTACCTAACATTTTGTTAAGACCGAAAAGATCATCTTTTCTATTCTTCATAAACATTCTCCAATTATGGGTTTGTTCCGGACCATTCCCAAGGTTTGTCAAAAAGCAAGGAGGGCAGAGCCGGAAGCCCTCAAGAACATTTTAACACCTGTATGGGATAATGTAAACCCCCAGTGACGCAACGTCATTTCACGAATTTCTTCTTGGTCCGCTGTGCGCGATATTGGAACTTCGATCTTCCGAGTTTTTTCTGGACGAGTTCGACCAATCCCCCGTTACAAGCATCGAGGGCGGTATGTTTATGTTTGCCTGCCGCGAACTCTCCGACGTGGTATATTATGACGTCACCATATTGGGTGTTTTGCAGTGCTTGATCGAAGTTATCTTTTGCGAGCCTATTTGAGATGTCGTAGATCATATGTTTTTCCCTGCTTTTCTCAGGGTTACTACGAAGGTGTTTAGTTCTTCTCTTGCGACCCAAAGATTACGTTCTATGTTATTTGCATGATTTTCTTGATTTTTTTGATTGGCTAGTTTATCATCTTGCAGTCTATCGACTTGTTGACGTAGCCATTGCAGTTCGTTTTCTTGGAACGGCGTTAATCCTGCCTCGGACACCATACTCATTATACTCTCCCTTTAGTTAGTGCATACTATTTTTGACGGCTTTGTTTAAGAAATTTGTTGCATCTTCCACGGCTTCTTCTACTATTCCGTGCGTTTCTAGCAGGGCGCTTGTTTGTGCCGCGATAAGGGGCCAGACGGGTGAAAGTTTATATAGGTTCACCATGTTGGCGATTACGGCGCATATATCTGGGACTGTCATTTCCTGTGGGCAAACGTCCAAGATATCGTTTATACTTTTTTCCATTTCGTCCATGTTGAGCCTCTCCTTCATGTTCGTTATTCTAGGCGTTGCGTTGATAACTTTTCAAGCAACTTTTCACCAATTACTCCCGAACACTTTTGCAAACACTTCGTCCAACAGACGATCCATATCTTTAGCGGTCATTCAAGTTCTTCCTTTCTTTTAATCCTAGAGTTAACACCTAGATTATAAATCAACTCACGTTTAAGCTCGTTTAACTCACGAACAACTTTTTCTTCTTTTTGATTGGTGTCATCTAAAATACTTTCCAGACGATCAACTATGTAGTGCATGTTAACGCGGTCAAGATCGTCAAGCATCACGCGGCCTCCTTAATAAGCTTGTTTACCTGTAACCACTTTTCGTGGCTAAAATGTTGACCCATCACATAGGTGTGACCATTGTCAGACATCATGGCTAACACGCTTCCTAAATCAAAACGCTTGCGCCTGTTGTTCCAGAAACAACAGATGTAGCCTGAGTTATAAGATGTGCCGTCTACGCGGCCCAAAACATATCGTTCGTTACCGCTTTTCGTTAAGACCTTTACGCCTGCAAACTTACCGTGTTGCCAGCCAAGAACCCGCTTTACCATGTCCCTATCAAGCATCTTTGAGCCTTTCCTTTAAATAGGATTGAAATTGATTGCCACTGAGATGGCGAACTAACTCTAACTTAAAATCTTCAAGCGCTTTCTCAATGTCGTAATCAATTAGGATGGCATCTACTTTTTCAATCACATATCGAACTTCGATACGATCCTCGCCCAATTTATCTAAATCCCATTTAGCCATTACGCTTCCTCCATTTCAACTAACTACATCTTAGGCTCAGTATGGGATAATGTCAAGCTGTTTAGTTTATCACTCAGTTCTTCGTTCTCCAGCCAAAGAACTTCGTGCAACCAATCTAAGTAATCTGCGGCGTCGGTCAACATTTGTGCGGCCTCTGGTTCGAGGTATCCGTCTTTTAAAATTTTAGCGGAAAGTATTCTAAGATCAAATGTAGCGTCCATACGAAAAAACCCTCAGTCAGGACATTTGACCAAGGGTTTTAACGGTTGTGCTTTTTTAAACATTTGGAGAATGTCTAAGCTATTTGTACGCGACTTTATGGGATGCGTCAAGCGCTTTGTCTTTATTTTTTAAATAAACGTCAAACATAATTCTGAGTTGACCGCTTATCGTTCTTCCGTTGACTACGGAGTGTTCTTTGATTTCCTTGTAAACCTCAATGGGCACAAGAACGCTTTTCCATTTTGTAGTATCCATTGGGCTAACCTTTTTTGCGTTTTCACGAAGAGCATATAGGAGTTTATGGGAACTTACAAGAAAAAACCCTTTTGTCGTTGTAGTGTCATTCCTAGCCGGACAAAAGGGCAGTTAAAAGTGGTTTGCGCCAGTGAGCAGTGCGCTAGAAGCCATCCTAAATAGCTTCACCCCAGCTTGGACCCACTTCAACATCACATTTGCTGGGGATTTCTAATGCTACCGCGTTTACCATTATGTTTGCAATAGTTTCCGCTTCTTTTCTGTCTTTTACTGACATGCAAAGCTCATCATGCACTTGAAGCATTGGAAGATACCCTTCTTTGTACAAATCGACCATAGCTTTCTTTGTCATATCCGCGGCGGACGCTTGGATCAGTCTGTTCAGCGCTTTATAGGTGTAAGCCCGCTTTAAACGGCATGTTTCACCATATTCTAGGATTGCTTCTTGGTAAGGCATGGCTTTTGTCATCTCGAAGGAGTCTGGCTCCCAAAGATTGAACCTACACTTGCGCCCAAGGATGGAACTAATCGCTCCACCGCTTGCTTTGCTGTTCAAACGGTTTGTGACGCCTGTCATCAGTCCTTTTACGAAAGGTACGCGGTCATGGTACTGCTTAACGAGATTTTTGGCCTCTGCTGTCTCAATATCTAGCTGGTCTGCCAGTTTTGCGACGCCCATGCCGTACATCATGCCCAGATTGATGGTTTTTGCTTGCTTTCTAGGAATGTCCGCCATTTCTGCCACCATTGTGTGAAAATCCATGTTCGGATCTTCTCGGTAGCTGGTTACAAACTCATCCACACCCCTTAAAGGCACGTCCCTGCTTTTTCCGTAGACATGAGCGTAGTGGACCAAGATCCGCGGTTCCTGTTGCGAGTAATCTATTGACGCCCACTGTTCTCCCTCTTCTGGAAGGAACAAAGACCGGATCAGTGGACCAATTTCGGGATCGCGGGCCGGGATTTGCTGTAGGTTGGGATTATTCATAGAAAAGCGCCCAGAAACTGTGCCGCCATCGTCGCCTCTGATCTGATTGATGTGCGAATGCACTCGACCGTCTCCGTGGCAGAATTTTAGGATGTTATTGATAAAAGTTCCGCTGGTTTTGTTTAAGCTACGCGCTTGGACGATTAATTGCGGCAATTTCTCGGTATGGTCTGCCAAAAACTGCTTTTTAAACGACGGCGCACCCTTTTCTGTCTTTGGGTACGGTATGGAGAGGTCATCGAAGGCTTTTGCTATAGAATTTGCCGCCCATATCTCTACATCTCTGCCAACTAGAGTTTTTATGTCTTTGAGGACTAATTTCTCTCGTTTTAGGATCGCGTCGCGCGTTCTTTCGGTTTTGTCCATATCCACGCGAACACCGCGCCATGTCATGTTAACCAAGCATGGCAGTAGGTCTAGCTCTAGGTTGACAATATTCCAAAGGTTCTGCTTGCCGATCTCTACTTTTAGATAGTTCCAGAGTTGCAGGGTAACTTCGGCGTCTGTCTGGGCGTAGGGCCCAACATACATTGCGGGCATTTTCCACATGTCGGCCTTGGGGTCAAAGCCGAACTCGCTGGCGGCTTGCCGGAGTAAGCTTTCGTTCTTTGCGAGCCCCAGATACTCAAAGGCAAGAGAGTTTAGTGCGTAGGAGAATTTGTTCTCATCTAACAGGGACGCGACTACCATCGTGTCGATGATCCGTCCGTTTATCTCAAAGCCCATGCGTTTGATCCAGCCCACGTCGTACTGTGCGTTGTGCATGATCTTGTCGGCAGGGCAGTCGAAGACTTTCTTGAGCCAGCGATTGACTATCTTTTCGTCTAAGTTTCCACCCCCACGGTGTCTTGTGGGAATGTAGCCAGCCCAATCGGCGGTAGCGACGGCATAGCCGACCACTTCGCCATCTCCAACAGCCCAACCGGGGCCGTTCTTTTTTATGTTGGGGTCTCTTGTCTCTACGTCGATGGCAATAGTAGTTGCCCCGGTAAGATCAGGTAACTCGGCTGGGGGAACCCATTCTGAGTTCAAGGAGGGGCTGGCTATTTTCAGCTTCATTTATTCATCTTTCTTTTTGTTGCTTCAACTTCTCTCAGCATTCCAACGTCTATGCCGAGATTATCAAGTTCTTCGCTTTTTCCAGAAAACTCTCCCCCAAGAGCGCTATACCCAACTTTATCCAACCAAGAGTCCTCATGGTTTATGGTTTGCAGAAGGCGGGCTGTCTTTACCCAATCCATCATCAAAACAACGTGCTGTTCTGTCAGGTAGCCGTGGCTTATCAAAGCGCCGTTCATTATGACATTCCAGCCATTTGCTATACGACTGTGGTTTTCAAACGCATCGCCGTAGTCCTTGGCGCGTTGTCCGTTGATAAGTTCGTTTGCCTTATCTAAAATTTCATCACGTTTCATCTTCTTTCTCCTCTGGATAATAAACTAATACCATCGAATTACACTTGGGGCACGACAGGTTAGTGACCATGCTGTAATCCTCATGCATACATTCAACGTCTTCCCCCTCGTTTGCGGCTATTCCTGTGGAAAAGCTTTCGACATCACAGTCGTGATCCCCTCCCCAAATAAGTTCTGTCTTACAGTGCCAACAGTTCATTGTATTTTCTCCTCTGGAT